CCAAACTGGATGGTACCTCGGCACCTGCCATCTGGCTGTACTGCTTTAATTACTGCGGCGTACTTCGAGGTACTACTAGCTGACTGTTGGAGCCTGATAGCTATAAGATCGCGTACACCCTGTGGTAGATCCGGGTCCTCTATCCTTCGCTGCAAGGTACCTTTTTTCATATCCGGCAGTGCGACACCATGATGCGCTAGTATATGTTCCAGCAAAGCATCACGCTGAGTAGTACTGGCTACATCACCGCTGGTGGCATCTTGAGTCTTCTTGCTCAATTTTATTTGCTCACGTTTTACTGATTCGATGGCGGCGGTAGCCAGTTCGGTATCGACAAAGAAACCTCTGTCGTTAATCTTCTGGTCGAGGTACCATTCCCCGAGCCATGTCTTATTCATGTTCCACTTGGGCATCAGCCTGTGACACTCGCGCATCGCAGTGATATCAC